ACGTAATCTTATTTTATGCCCATCCACTTTAAAACTAAATTGGAAAAATGAGTTTGAGAAGCATTTTGGTATTGATGCAGTTGTAATATCTGGTACTAAAAAAGAACGTGCTTTGAAATGGAAAGACAAAAAAAGTCAGTACGTCATAGCAAACTATGATTTGTTACGGTTAGACTGGGAAGTTATCCCAAAGCATTGGGATTCTATCATTGCGGATGAGGTTGTGTATCTTAAACATAATACCTCTTCACGAACTAAACTAGCCAAGAAACTAGATAGTCCAGTGAGACTAGCTTTATCTGGGCTTCCGTTAGAAAATAATTTAATGGAGTTTCAGTCTATCATGGAGTGGGTTAGGCCCGAAATTGTACCCTCTGCATATAGGTTTAAGTATCGGTACGGCGTGTGGGATTATGGGGGTAAGCTAATTGGATATAAAAATCTAGATGAACTTCATATGCTTACTAGCCCTTTCATTCTAAGGAGAACAAAAGACCAAGTTCTACCGGAACTACCACCGAAAATACATACTGATTTTCCCTTGGAGATGACTACGGCTGTCTCTAAAGCCTACGATACTATTAAGAATGACTTTATGAAGTGGCTGAAGGGTGAGGGCAAAGAGGCATCTAATGTAAGTGTTTTAGAACAAACTATTCGTTTGAGACAGTTTGTAGAATTTCCTGAAAGTGTGGGGTTGAAGTCAGTACCTAATTTAAAGCTAGAGTGGTTAAAGGAAACTTTTCAAAATATACCTAAGATTGTGGTATTCACTTATTTCAAAGAATCGGTTAGACTGCTTCAAGAAACTTTTGACGCTCAATTTATCCTAACTGGAGATACGCCAGTAGCTGATAGATTTGACTTGATTGAGAGATTTAATGCAGAACCTACAGGCATGTTAATAATGACTGATGCTGGAAGATTTGGTTTGAATGTTACGGGGTGTTCTACAGTGGTGAATTATGGTAATTACTACAATCCAGCTACTATGGAACAACGAGAGGATAGATTGCATAGATTCGGTCAAACTGATACGGTAAACGTTCTGAACCCCTATTTAGTTGGGACTGTTGATGAAGGAATCAGAAACATCTTTTTGAAACGGGCCGAATATATAAAGGAATTCATTGCGGGTTCAGAAAGAGTTAGCATAGAACGTATGAATCGTAGAGATTATGAAAAACTTGTAACAGGTGGTTAAATGATATTAAGCGATAGGGATATTAAGGTTGCGCTAAAGTATAAAGAGATAGAGATTTTTCCTACTCCCCTTGATGATGCCTTTCAACCAGCATCTGTAGATTTAAGATTGGGAGAAGGTTTTTTATCTGTTGATGGGACTAAATTAGCTGATACAGAAATTATTGTTAAACCATATGATTTCTTACTGGCATCTACTTTAGAGAGTGTCGTGTTACCTAGTGGGATAGTAGCCATGTTAGAAGGTAAATCTAGTATAGGGCGAAAAGGAATTTTCGTTCACGTTACTGCTGGCTATATTGACCCAGGTTGGAAAGGTAGATTAACTTTAGAGATATATAATGCTTCCTCTGAGCCTTATACATTGAAGAGTGGGGATAAGGTTTGTCAGATTAGATTTATGAGACTCTCTTCCCCTGTTGAGAGAATGTACGGTGACTCCGATTTAGGTAGTCATTATCAAAATAGCGGTGGTACACAAGCCTCATATGACAAAATTATCCAAAAAAAGTAAACGTAAACCCCCTGAAAAATATATAGCGAAAGATGTATATGATTATTGGGGTGAGTGTTATTCTAATTACGCATTGACTGATTACAACCCACGAGGGTTCATTGGTCATGAGCTTCAACAATTAAAAGAGGCACTTGCTTTATATGATATATATGCTGTACTATTAGCGGTAGAATCTGGTGTATTAAACGGTGAAACTTCTTTGGTGTATTTTCTTTCTAGACTAGACGAGTACATACCATCAACTGAGTATCCTAAGTTACATTATTGGATTCGACAACAAGGTGAAGCTGAACAAAAATCTGTGCTATTAGATTTGACGTTGTTGGAATCTCGTTGGATTCCAGACCCAATGGATAATCGTAAAAAACAAGAATTAGCTGAATCTTTAAATTCTTGGGTGGAGAAAGTTACATTATGAAGAAAATTGTTAAACCTATTGAGTTGGTGATACCCTGGTTACCGAAAGGTGTTGATGCTATTACTCTATGGCCCTTTATTTTCTACCGTAAAGGAAATGAAAATGATATGCCTTTGAGGAGTCATGAGTACTATCATTGGTATCATGCTGTGAAATTTGGGGTAGTGCCGTGGTATCTCTCCTACGTTTTTTTGATGATACTCTATTTAGGTAAACCAAGTTCATCACATCCTTTTGAGAAGCCAGCTTATGCTGAACAAGCCGAAGTTGACCAATTGATTAAAAGTCATAAGAAATCTAGTGATTACTTAGAAAAGAAATATTTTGTTTAATATGAGAGTGGAACAGTGGAAAGTTACGGATTTATCGAATCAGGGATAATATTTGGCATTGATAGTTTATCAACATTAAAGAATTTAAAATACACAGCTAAAGATTTTTCAGTGCATTCTGAATCAATGGATTTTTTACTTGATTATTATGATTCATACACTGAATTCCCAACACAGGGACTTTTATTGGAAAAGTTTCCCGATTTGGATGTTACTGCTGTAGATGCGTCTTTAGATTATTGTACAGATGCATTCCGCAAACAGGTTATCTACCGTAATGTAGTAGATGTTATAAATACTCATAAAAGTCGTTTGACAGATGACCCTGAATCAGTTATTGGGTCATACTTAGAGGGTCTTGAGAAGATAACTCTTCAGCATGATGATGACCTATTTCTTTATGATAATGGGACAGTTGACCGTTTAGACGATTATAGACATAGGCAAACTCAACGTGCTAGTAAGTTTGGCATCATTGGAATACCAACCCCATTTAAGACTATTAATAATTCTGGTGTTGGTATGCAACCTGGCGAGGTTTATTCGGTTTTTGCTAGACCTTCTGTTGGTAAAACATGGATGTGCTGTAGGTTCGCTACAACCGCCGCCATGTGTGGGTACAAAACATTGTTTGTATCAGCCGAAATGCCTGTAAAAGAAATCATGATGCGTTTAGATGTACTGACTGCTAATGCATTGAAGTATAATTTTACTCATGACAGTCTACGAACTGGTCAAGGATTGGATGAGGTAAAGTATCAAGAATTCCTAGCTAAGATTAATCAAGAGAACATGTTTGTTTGTGACTCTATCGACCAATCTACTGTTAGCATAGCTGGGATATCTAGCCTGGTTCGTAAATACAAGCCTGATTTGGTTGTTCTAGATAATATAGACCTTGTGGGTGTAAATGCATCTGGTAATCAAGCTCTATGGGAAAAGATGCATTCACTCTTCTATGGTATGAAAAATATATGTACTGTTAATAAATGTGCTTGTATCATTTCTACTCAGGCTAATAAGGGTGGGTTTGATGTTTTTTCACCCCCTCAAGCGCACCATGTAGCCTTTGGGGATGCTTTGATTCGTGCTTCCGATGTTGCCTTTTCTATGTTTTGTGTTGAGGATAATATTGGTAAGCGAATGCTCCAATTTCAGAAATTTAGGAATAGTAGTTTAGCGAATGATAAAATAACTTTAGATTGGAATGTGAATATCGGATTGATAAAAGAAGAATAGCTCTTGTTTTATTGTAAAAGGTATAGTACAATACTATAAACAAAATTGATTATTGATGAGATTATGAGAGATTGGGGAAAGGCGTTAATAGAGGCAGGGTTTGATGTTCCTAACAATAGGGTTCAATTCAATATATCCTGTCCATTTCATGGCCCTGATAAACACCCATCCCTTTCTGTAAACCTAAGTTTGGGGAAATGGATTTGTCATACTGGTTGTGGTCAAGGTTCTCTTGCTGGACTTATTTCAGAGCATTTAGAAATTAGTCTTTTAGCCGCTGAACGATTGGCCTTTGATGACGGTATAAAAGCTATTGACTTCTTTGATGTAGAAGAAGAAGATGATACTCTCCCTATTCCTGAGATTGAAATACCTTACGACTCGTCTTCAGTTCCTGAATGGATTTTTGATAGAGGGTTTACTAAAACCTCTCTTAAACGATGGGAATGTGGGATTAATGCAGAGCATGGTTCCTTGGTAATTCCTGTTATGGATGAAAACTCTAGAAATATTGGGTGGATAGAGAGACATAGACCCTCTTCCAATTTTAGGTATCAATATTCGACAGGGTTACCCAAAAGTAAAATTCTCTTTGGGTTGCCTCAATCCCAAACTCATGGTAAAAACTATATATGTATTACAGAGGGGGCTTTGGATTCTATATGGCTTGACCAGAATGGTTTTCCAAGTGTAGCTCTTTTAGGTGTTTTTCTATCTAGTAGGCAAAAAGAATTACTCAAAAATACAGGTGTAAGTGAAATAATTTTATGTTTGGATAATGATGTTGCAGGTATAAAGGCAACCGAATATGTTAGTCGGGAAATGAGTCAATATTGCCCCATTAGTCGAATAACATTAGAGGGTGTTAAAGATGTGCAAGATGTTAGAGACTATACACAATTGAATCAAATATTAAATGAAAGGACGGTTCTATAATATGGCTGGAATAGGAAAAATATCACAACGGCGAAAAGACACTGTTAGTAGTTTTACTGGTGGACGAGAAGTTTTCTTGCGGGACGGTGACCAAGTTCTTTTGTCTATCGTACCTACTGGTGATGATGATGATGAACGCCTAACAGATTTTTGGAGACATGCTGTTCAGAGTCAGACCACTGAGGGTGGTACTCGATGGACATATTCCCTTTGTGGGAAATCAGTAGATAAATATTGTGATGTTTGTGCGAGTGGTCAACGGGCGCAACACAGGTTCGCTTTTTGGTCATATGTATACCACATACTACACGCTGAAAAAAGTAATGATTCGTGGACTGAAGTAAAGTCTAAGGCTGGTTCGGATTCTCAATATAAAGAGGACGTTAATGGTTTCCGAATGTTTAGCCAAGGATTCGGTCAACGAGACTATCTTTGGAATCAGGTTGTTGATATCTATGAAGAGAACGGGAATCTGAATGATAAGATAGTTCGGGTTCGACGCAGGGGTTCGGGTATGCAAGATACTAATTACTCCATACAGGTTACAACTACGGCTACTGAAATGTCGGATGAATCTACCGAAGAATTAGCAGGGTTAGGTAACGCCATAAATTTCTTCATTGAGAGAGAGGAAAACTCTCCTTTCAATACCAACGGAGCTACACCCAGTTCTAATGGCAAGTCAAATTCTAAAGCTGTATCCCTAGATGATGATGCTCCAGAGGAATTGGTGAAGGATTCAAAAAATACTTCTGTTGAAAGCTTGGATGAGATGTTTGAAAAGAACTCCTTGTTTTAATGGTTAGGCGAACTAGAGGGGCGGCATACTCAGAAACTCTTCTAGAGGGTGATACTTGTCTATGGCTAGGGTATCATACCAATGCTAGTGATTATTCACATATCCCACTCGATAACTCCTACTTGTTAAAAAGAGTTTTAAATGGGCATATCGGAACTATTGTTTATGCTGGAATGTTTGGTGCAGAAGTCAAATTTTCAGTTGATGACGAAGAAACTCCGACAGTTAAATTATGCTTGAATGTTTCTGAATTGTTACCTTTGACCGTACAAGAAGCAAACGAATTAAAAGCAGGCACACAACTAAAAGAATCTATAGACGGAGGAAAAGAAATCGTGAGTACGAAAACGCAAATCAAGGAAAGTTTACATAAGTGTTCTGAGAAAGGGTGTTCGTTTACATCTACTTCCCCACAAGGATTAGGGACACATAGGGTTAAGACACATAATCTTCAACCTCAAAAGAGGGGTATTCATAAGGTAGCTATCTCTTCTACTAGGGAAGCCACTACCAGTTCTGGAATTACTTCTGAACCCACCACACCCATTAACTGGAAATCTCGTCATGATGCTATGTCGAAGAGATATGCAAGGCTCATTACAAAGTATGATGACTTGGTAAAAACAGTTCAGAAGATTGCTGTTGAGTACACTAGAGTAGCTACTAGTTAATCTTTCTAGCGACCTCAGTATTTTAATTGTTGTTGGGATTGGGAGCGCACTAATTCGCTCCCAATTTCATCTTTAGGCTTTAATATGACAGATGTAATTAATTACTCTTATGAAGAATTGAGTAATATATTTAAGCAACAGAAGTATGTTGCTATCGATACTGAAACTACAGGTCTGCATTGGTGGCGTACTGAAGTTTGCGTAGTTTCTTTTGCATGGTCTGGTGGTTCTACGGCTTTATGGGTTCCGAAAGAGGAACGTAGTTCTAATAGCCCAATGGCGAGATTGTTAACGGAATTATTTAATTGCCCTACCAATAGAGTTATTCTATGGAACGCTAAATTTGATTTCCATCAAATAAGAGAGACTTTTGGTGTTGAGATTCCTGCATGGGATTCTTTTCATGATGCTATGATTATGTGTCATCTTCTAGATGAGAATCGACGTATGGCACTCAAGGTTCGGGTTAAGGAAGATTTAGGGATTGACCCAATAGAAGAAAAGCAACTCAAGTTGCATATGCGCCGAAATAAACTTACTACGTATGATGAGCTTCCTTTAGATATACTACTTCCATACGCTGTTAAAGATGCTGAATTTACATTAACTTTCTATGCTAAATATTTTTCTGATGTACGAGAGTATTTTCTAGAAGTTTATGACCTAGAACGAAAATCTCTTATGGTTTTAATGGAGATGGAGCGTCATGGTGTTTTGATAGACAAGCCTTATTTAGAAGAGGTTCAAGTGAAGTTGCTGACTGAGCTAGATGAGTTGGATTTGTCTATTAAGGCTTTGATTGGAGATGACTTAAATATAAATTCACCTAGACAATTAGCTGATTATTTCTTCCGAAAAGAGGGTTTGGCTCCGGTAAAAATGGGGAAGACTCATGAATCTGTGGATGTATCTGTTCTGGAGCAATTGAAACACCCACTAGCAGAACAGTTAGTTAGTTATCGTAAGAAGTTTAAACTAGCCAATACATATGTTGCTCCGATGTTAGAGATGCTAGATTCTAACGGTAGGTTGCATTGCTCTTATAATCAAGTAGGGGCTAAAACGGGTAGAATGTCTTGCTCTGACCCTAACTTGCAAAATATACCAAGTGATAGAGAAACCTCATTAATTCGTAGGGCATTTGTTTCTGATTCAGGTATGGTTTTCTTTGACTATTCGGGAATGGAAGCTAGAGTATTTGCCCATTATTGTAATGATACTCATTTGATTAATGCGTATAATGCTAATCTAGACCCCTATATCATGGTCGGGGCTTCCATATTTGAACTACCATATGATGAAGTAGTATCTAAACTTGAGGCCGGGGATTCAGAAGCTAAAAATATGAGGTATATAGGTAAGACTACTTTCTTATCTACTATCTATGGAGTTGGGAAAAAGAGATTATCTGGTCAACTAGATGTAGGTATGGATGAAGCAGAATCTTTCTTAAAGAGCTTCTTTAAGCTTTACCCCAAGATTAAACCTTTTGTCCGTACTATTAGTGACCAAGTTAAGGTTAACGGTTATATCGAAACGTTAGCTGGTAGATACAGACGCTTAGAGTTTAAGGACAATTACAAGGGTGTGAATGCTTTAATACAAGGCACAGCAACAGGGGATATGCTAAAGGCATCCTTGGTGAAAACTCATGAGGCATTAAAGGAAACAGGTGGTGCGCTGTCTCTTGTTATTCATGATGAGGTTGCCATTGAAGGGTTACCGAAGGAAGGTATACCTGTGATAAAATCAGTACTAGAAGATTTTAAGGGTTTTAAAGTACCAATACCTGTTGATGTAAGTATATCTGAATATTCATGGGCAGATAAAAAAGAAGTGAGTGAAGTATAAATGGCTAAAATATCCCAAAGTTTAAGTTTCACGTTTAGAGTAGGACAGGCTTCAAATCAATATTGTAAGGTTAATCTTGAGGTATCTGAGGTTGATACTGAATTGCCTCTGGATGCTCAATTGGAGAAAGTAGATAATACTCTTGATGTTATTTGGAAGCATATGCGCGAAAGAATTGATACTCAAATTGATGAAGTTTTAAAGGAACAGGAGTCTGATTAAAATGCCGCGAAAAAAGAAAGATGAAACGAGAGAGGATACAACCCCTTTATCTCTAGTAGAGTTAGGGAAAAAATATGGGGGTGTTCTCAATGTAGGTTCTTCAGATGAGTTTAAGTATGAACGAATTTCCTTTGGTATACCAGCGTTAGATAAATTATTGGGTGGTGGAATTCCCAAGAAAAGATTAACTCTTTTGACAGGTCAATCTAATGCTGGAAAGACCTATTTAGCATCTCAGGCTGTTGTTAATGTTCAGAAATCGGGTGGGACAGCCGTATGGCTAGATTCAGAGATGAGTTGGGATAAAGAATGGATGTCAAAATGCGGTGTAGATACTGATAATATTTTGTTAGCTCAACCTCTTACTGGGGAAGAAGCATTCAACACCGTCAGGGATTTAATGATTGACGGTGTTGATTTAATTGTTCTGGATTCTATTGCTGGTCTAGTTCCTTCTGCTGTTCATGATGAAGATTTTTCATACAACCCTATGGCTTGGCAAGCACGATTAATAAATACTTCTCTGCCACGGCTTTTCCCACACTTTAAACATGGTAGCGCACTGGTAGTTATTAATCAGGTGCGTAGTAGTATGGGGCCAGTGGCATTGGATGCAATGCCTGGTGGAGTGGGACAAGTATTTTTTAGCCATATGATTCTACAGGCTAAACGGTCTGGTTGGATTGAGGAGAATAAGGTAAAAGTTGGGTTTGATATTGAAATACGTTTACGGAAAACAAAGGCTGGTGGTATTCCATTTGACTCCTGTACCATACCGTTTAGGCTTGATGGTGGGTTTGATATGATTGAAACTTGGGTACGTGAAGCCTTAGATATGGGTATAATTAAGCAATCAGGCCCGTGGTATGACTTACCAGATGAGGGTGAGAAGTTAATGGGGCTGAACAATGTAAAAGCTTTTTATATTGAGAACCCTGAGAGATTTGAGTTATTAAAGGTAAGCGTCGATGGGTAAAGGAATTACCTTAATAGATATCGCACAATTTCTACCTGATGAAGATGCTCTGGACACGTTGCTATCAAGGTTTTTTGAGTACACTGAAAAAGACTTATCGTCAACTAATTTACGAGATGATGTAATGGCTCTTGCAGTTGGGTATCAGACTGTAAAGCTATTCGGTTTTTTGGCTAACTTATTCTCTAAAGAACCATTTGATGAATTGACAGGTAAGGAATTATCAGATACTATACGATATAGTATGGATTATTTCAATCAACGTTTAACTAAGGAAGGGAATGACTTATGATAGTGTATGAATATAAGGGTATAGATTTATCATTGTTGGGTGGTCTTGAGTCTGTTGTAAATTCGTTTAATGAACAGGGGTCTATTGGGTGGGAACTTGTTTCAGTGTTGGGCGGCATAGGTTATTTTAAACGTGCATCTAATAATGGGTTTGAAGCATCCGATAGATTAAGTTTTGAGACAGAATCTAATAGTATGACCATTATAACTACTCAACATCCTTCTGGTGAGGAAGTGGCGTTAAATGATGCTGAACCACTTAAACGTAGGGTTGGAAGACCACCGAAGGCTAATCCCCATGTTGGGGTTATTATGGCAGAGGATACTCTGATGCCCTCGCCTGAAAGTCTATCGTAGCTTGAGGCCACGCGATTTTACAGTTCAAGAAAATAATATAGCGGAAATTCTATCAGACTTAGGTTTACGCTATGAGCAACAATACTCTATTGGTTCAAGAACAGTTGATTTTTATTTACACGAAATGAATAGTGTTATAGAGGCTGATGGGGTATACGGTCATTTAGGAAAGGCTGATAGAAAACGAGATTCAGAATTATTAAGTTTGGGTATTTGTGATATCTACCATATACGAGATGTAACTAAACCCAATATTCGTACTACATTGGTAGGTTTATTTTGTCAGGAATAAAATCAATTCTACGTCAAAGAGAGCATAAAGAACCGTTAACAACAAAACATGATGAGTGGTTAGTTAAAGAAATTGACAGACATTTAACCTCAAATTCTGAGCAACGACCACCATCTAAAGGTATTTTTTATCCATCGTTCTTAGGGTCTACTTGTGATAGGTTATTGTATTTACATTACAATGGTTTATTACCTAATCAAAAGTTTGATTCAAAGACATTACGAATTTTTTCTCACGGACATGCTACTGAAGCTAGGTATAAAGATATCTTTTCCAAGATGAGAATGTTATCTGGTGATGAAGTTCAGGCTCGTTATGATAACCCCTGTATTCATGGTAGGGCTGACTTTATCCTTAACTCACCTGAGCTTGGTAGAACGATTATTGAGTTGAAAACCATTAATGAGCGAGGGTTCTCCAATTTAATTGTTCCTAAAGTAGACCACGCTATTCAACTTCAGATATATCTGAATATATTGAATATAGATAATGGGTTTGTTCTTTATGAGTGTAAGAATGACCAACAGTTAAAGTCGTTTCATATTAAACGGTCTTCATCTGAATGGGACTCTATTATAGAAAGATGTATTAAAATACAAAATATGATTGTTCTTCCAAAATTATCTACTATCACACATGAGAAATGGTGCAATTGTTTAAGCGTAGAGGAAGTCGAGGAAGTCGAGGAAGTAACGTAAGTTAATGCTTGAAACACAACAAAACGATACTCATATAGGGGCTGTCTTGCGACGAGTTGATGCATACTTTGAAAAACTAGAGTTGCCTAAATTAGAGGCTGATGTAGAAGCCCCTAAAGTTATCCAGATATCTGATTTAGAAGATTGTACAAATAAAGATTTAGAGAATTATTTGCTATTGTTCGGAGGGTTCCGTTCTTATTTGGATGCAAAACTAGCTTCTGTCGAATCTAGAAAAACTATCTTGGAATCGAGTTTTGAAGAGGGTCTTAATAGGATGCTGTATCTTTTAGAAGAAAAATATGGTGAAGAGGGTAGACGTAGACCTAATAAAGAAAGTTTACGTGGAGAAGCAATCGCTACTAATGCTAGTTTGAAACGAACTAGACAGGAGTTTATTGAGGAAGAGGGTTTATACATTAGATTGGCTGGTATACGTAATGCGTATAAAAGTATGTATGACGCAGTTAGTCGCGTTGTGGCTTTACGAGTTAGTAGTGGAGAGCAGGTCTAGATGGGTTTTTACATAGGAATTGATTGTAGTTCTCGTTCTGCTCATTTTGTAGTTCTAGATGTAGACGAGAAAATTATTTTGATGGATAAGTGTGTTGATACGTCTAAGGATGTAGAAGCACGTTTTAACAGTGTTTGCACTCAATTCAATGACTATATACTTAATCAACCCGATTTATTTGTGGATAGTGTAGCCACAATTGAAAACCCAATAATGATTCAAAATATGAAGGCAACTATAACTATTACGAATGTAATAGCTGGTATCAAGAGAGAGCTTTTTAGAAATGATATTTCGTATTGGGCAGTAGATAATAAGTCATGGAAGAAAGAGGTTTTAGCAAATGGGGCGGCTTCTAAAGAAGAAATTTTGAAGTTTGCAGAAATAAAATGGGGTAAGGTTTTTACAGAACAAGACTACGCTGATGCTGCTTGTATAGCTTTGTGGGGTCTTGTAAAATTTGGTAGAACTAGGGTATAATTTTGAAGATTGCTTTAGATATAGATAGGGTCTTGGCTGATTTTGATGTTAGATTAGTTTATTGTTTAGACAAACTATATGGCCTTAAAATTTCCCCGTCTGATATTACTATGGATAATTTTAAGTCTCTTTTTTGTTTAAATACTAAAGAAGAAAATATTCTTTTTGAGGAAGTTTTTTCTGGTATAGACCATTTTCCTGCGATTGATGGGGCTGTTGATGGATGTAAAAGTTTATTGGAGAATGACGTAGAACTATTTTTACTTACTGCTAGAACTAAGGAAGATATTACTTATGAGTGGCTAGATGAATATTTCCCTTCTATTAATTTCCCCATATATTTTAAGGAGGACATTGATAATATACCGATAGCCGATTATTTTTTGGATGATTCACCCCATAAAATTGCTCAATATCACGATAAAATTACTGAACAATGCTTTTTGATGGACACATATCAAAATAAAGATTGCATCAATTTAGGTGGTAAATATCAACGTGTTGAGGATTGGTTTGATTTTCTAGAGAGAATTCAAAAAGAGAACCCTAAGTTAAAATTGCGGAGAAGAGTATATGCTGGGAAATGACGAGCTTCATAAACAGATTCTATATCCAGTTACAAGAGTACGTGCTGGTTCTTCTGGTGGTTCAGGAGTTATTGTTTACTCAGAGCCAGACCCTAAAAATCCGAATGAATTCATTAACATAGTTTTCACATGTCAGCATGTAGTAGATGCGGCTATTAAAATGAGGGATGAGTTTGATAGCGTCCTTAAACGTAATCGTAAGACAGATTATTTTGAGGAAGTTGTAGTTGAAATTTTCCAATACTTGGGTAGTAGATTAGTATCCTCCAATGCCACTACGGGTGATATAATTGCATATGATAAACATCATGACCTAGCGGCAATTAAGCTACACAATCCTAACAAAATGGATTATGTAGCTACTATTATTCCTGAAGATGAAATTAAGTCGCTACGTTTATTTGATAACGTAGTAACATCTGGTTGTAGTTTATTGCATGACCCATTTGGTAATAGTGGAACTATTACATCTCTACGTGAGATTATAGAACAGAAAAACTATTTGATGGCAAATGCCCCTGCTATATTTGGTAACTCTGGTGGTGGTCTATTTCACGGAGATACAGGTAATTTATTAGGTTTAACTTCACGAGTTACAGTTAATCAGATGGGGTTTGGACTCGATGTACAAGCCTGGATGAATTTCAGCACACATCCAGACCGTTTGTATGAGTTTATAGATAATCAAGAATTGCATTTCTTGGTTGATAATTCAGATGATTATCATAAAGCCATGACTCGTAGAACCGAAAGGCGAAAAGAAACAATTAGAGATTTACTTGTGGATAACGAGCCTGAAGAACCACAGGGTGTTTTGGAGTAGTATGGTTAAGAAAAAAATAGAGTCTAGACAGTGTTGCATAGATGCTGAGGTTTCATGTAAGTGTGAGTCTGATGACCAGTGTGTTGAGGTTCTAAAGCGATACGCAAAGGTTGTGTATTGTAACGATGATAAATGTTTGTTTAACGTATCCTTACCATATGAGTATTTTGTGAATCGTGGTAAGAATCATAAACCTTTTAAAGATGATTCATTTCATGGGGTTTGTGGTAGGGCTGATATAGGTATTAGGTTGAAGGTAATTGGCGGTAATGGTATAGACGAGAAAGTAGTTCATAGAAATGCCATATGTACAGTTCGGTCTGATAAAGGATACAAAGGTCATATGGATTTTGCTAGGATGTTGCAATCGGATGGAACTCCATATGGGGGGATAATACCAGGGCCAGTTGACCCAAGTTCTGCTTTTGGTATTAGGTAATGTTTAATGCGGTCACAAACATCTACTGAGGAAGAGCGTAAACGAGCGTTAGAATTATATCTGGGTGGGAGTAACTCATTCCCTAAGATGGCTGAGATTCTCAGTGATGAGTTTGGGAGAGATATTAGTTCTAATACTCTTTACGCTTGGAAACGGAAATATGATTGGGAAGATTTAAAAGCTAGACAACAAATTGTTGTTGTTCAAAAACTTTCTGAACTGGATGATGATGAGATAGTAACTGACCAGAAAAAACAACTGGATAGTTACAAATATCTTTCGGATAAAGGACGTTCCGCTCTAGAGACATTGCAGTTTGGTGATGCGATGGAAGCAACTAGGGCTATGGACATAGGTATTCAAGGGGAGCGTAAAGTTCGTGGTGGTTTAATTAATCTTGAGTTTGTTCAGGAGTGTATGTCTATCATTCTGAACCATATTGATGATGAAGCCGTGTTAAAGAGTTTAGCTGGAGATTTTAGGAAGTTGCTAGTGAAGTATAAGGACGTATAATTTTTATTGAGGGTGTTCAATGCCTAGAACATATAGCAGAAAAACTGATAACCTAGTAACTTTTGAAGATGGGTTGAAAGAGGCTATAGATACTCTAGATAATCAAAACTCAATTAATACAGGTACATTTTGGGAATTTACACGAGATATCTGGAGTCAAGGTTACGAGCATCAAAGCTATTTCAACGCATGGCACGTTGGTGTCATATGTGAAGATGTACAAAGGGCTTTAGAAGAAAATAAACATTATGTTGGTATACTTCCAAGAGGTCATATGAAATCGACCATCTTGGGGTATGCTTTTTGTGTTTGGCGTATTTTAAATTCCCCTAAAGATATGTCTATACTTTATCTTTCTTACAGCGATGGAATGTCTCGTTATCATATCTCTGAAATGAATCGCCATATACGTGGAAATCCTCAGTTAATGGATTGGATGACTGACCGTTCTCCTAATGCTGATTATTCGTTTAGATATTTGGTTAACGGTTCTCGTGCTGAAGTTATGCATGGCGGTCTTTTTTCATTTAAACGTGGTATGCATTTGAATGGCGCACTTATTTGTGATGACCTTATGCGTGACCCTGAAAACCCTCTGAATATTTCTAGTCTCGCTAAAATTGAGGAGTGGTTTTATACTGAAACACTGTATATACCTAACAAGAATGTTCCGGTGATTGTTCTTGGTACTCCTATGTTGCCTGGAGATTTACTATTTAAACTACAGGGTGATGAACGCTTCATTTCACGAGTTCTTCCAGCACTAGACCCAATTCCCGGTAGAAGAGTCTTGATGCCAGAACTTTATACGGAAGCAGAATTATTACATCAAAAAAATATTCGTCCAAAGTCATTTGCATCTGAAATGATGCTCACTCCGTATTTGAGTACTGAGAGTTACTTGAATGATGAAGATATCAGTAATTGTGAAAATTCTTCTTTGGAATCTTTAGACCCGTATACTAAACATGAAATAGATGCTGATTTTGTTTTTGCTGGATTTGATGTAGGTAAAAAACGTCACCCATCTCATTTAGCTATTTTTAAAATTAAAAATAAAGTCATAACTGAATTGCACCAATCCTTTTTAGATAACTGGGACTATACAGACCAAATAGCACATTTGAATTTAGTTGCTGAAAATTTTGATTTAGATAGAGCTTATGTAGATAATACTAGGGGGGAGTTTGAAGAGAGGGGATTAGACAATATCTGGAACCCCTTAACATTTACTTTGAAGCAGAAACGTAAAATGGCTCAGGTTTTTGAGGAATATGTAAATTCCGGTAGGTTAGAGCTAATACAAGATGAACGACAACGTTCTCAGATAACTTGTGTGAATAATGAGTTGAAAGCACCAGAAACACCACTAGGTCATGGAGATAGTTTCTTTTCTGTTGCTATGGCCTTATTAGCATGTTATGAGCAAGAAACTTCTTCTACTTCATTGCTGGGGGATATGAATGATTTCACTCCAAAATCAAGTGATAATTCGCTTGAACCCAAGTTTGATGCAGAGTATAATGATGAGACTAATGAAGAAGTCTGCCCTGTTTGTGGCAGTCAAAATGCTTGGATAGCAAAAAAGTCTCTTTGCTTATCCTGTTATGCTGGCTCTCTTTCGTTAAAAGGAACCTCTGATTTAGAGAAACCTGATGAAGAAATGAGAAATTTCCCCTTTGGTTAATTAGCCTACCCCTACTATATTTTTGAGGTTTATGTAATGCAGAATTTGGCTTTATCTTATGAATCCCCGGTAACTTCTAATGGAATGAATATTTTAGAGAGTAGGTACTTTTTAAAGAATGCTGATGGTTCTTTAAAGGAAGGGACTCCAGATGAGTTGTTTACACGAGTAGCTTTTGCTGTTTCTAAAGCCGAAGATGAATCTGAATATTGGGGTAATCGGTATAAAGATGAACTACTTATGCCGCTTATTTTTCTTCCAAATTCTCCAGTGTTGATGAATATGGGAACAGGTGCTGGAACAGGTTCCGCATGTTATGTAGTGAACCTTGAAGACAGTATGAGCAATATCATGCAAACAGCTTATGATGCTGCCATGATAGAAAAATATGGTGGTGGGATAGGGTTTTCTCTTTCAGATATTAGACCTAAAGGATTCCCAATAACTACTACTCATGGTAAGGCATGTGGCCCCGTTGCGGTTTTGCGTATGCTCTCTGAAGTGGGTACGATGATAACTCAGGGTGGGAAACGAGATGGCGCACATATGGGGGTTCTAGAGGTTTATTCTCCTGACATTGAAGAATTTATTAGTTGTAAAACTACTGAAGGTAAAATCCATAATTTCAATATATCTGTAGGTGTAGATACGAATTTTATGGATGCTGTTAAAGAAGACGAATATTTGCATTTGACTTGGCCTATGTGTCGTGAACGTCACCCTGTAAATGACTCTGAAAATGGTATGGGTCAGTCTATGGATTGGGATACGTGTGGTAGAGTCGAAGGTAAGTTAATTAGGGCTAGAGAAGTGTTCTCTAAAATCATTCATGGAGCATGGTTAAATGGTGAGCCTGGTATGGTTTGGCTTGACCGTATGAATGCAGATAATACAACTCCAGCATTAGGGACTATAAAGGCCACAAACCCATGTGGGGAGCAACCTCTTCTATCATCTGAATCATGTAATTTGGGTAGTATAGACCTAGCTAAATTAGTGACTAATGGGGAATTTGATTTTGAACATTATAGAGAAGTCATCCAGTTAGCGACTCGCTTTTTAGATAACGTAATAGATGTAAATATTCATCCCACTAAAGAAACTTCTGAGATGAATAAAAAGACCCGAAAAATCGGGTTAGGTGTAATGGGTTTTGCAGATATGCTAATCAAGTTAGGTGTTCCTTATGATAGTGAGGAGTCAGTTGATTGGTCTATGAAATTGGGTGAGATTCTAGCCGAAGAGTCTGATAATGCATCGTGTCTTTTAGGGGAAGCTAAGGGGGATTTTCCTGCATTTGATGAAAGTCCCTTAAATATTAAAAATGGTGGGGAGTGGAAACACATGCGTAATGCATGGCGTAGGTCTATTGCACCTACTGGAACCATTTCCATGATTGCAAATTGTTCTTCGGGAATTGAGCCACTATTTGATTTGGCATTTAAAAAACACAATATGTCTGCTGCCCTTGAAGGGGTTGAGCTTTACTATATTCACGAAGATTTGAAGACTCGTGTTTCCCATCTATTTGATAATAATGGAAACTCTATAGAGAAATATATCTCTGAGGGTCATGACGTTAAAGATTTGCTTTCCGATTCTCATGAGAGAAGTTTATTTGTTACGTCTGGTGAAGTGGGTTATTCATGGCATATTCGTATTCAAGCCATGTGGCAGAATTTTATTGATTCTGGTGTAAGTAAAACTATTAACCTACCTAATAGTGCTACAGAGCAAGATGTTTGGGATGCTTACATGATGGCTGGTGATTTAAAGTGTAAGGGAATCACTGTTTATCGTGCAGGGAGTCGAGAACGAGAAGTATTAGTTTCGTCTATTGGGGATACTGGTTCTTCTACTAGTGGTAGTAGTGCTGTATTAGTTCGACCTGAATCAGTGCAAGGAGTCACCTCTAGGATTACCACTGGTCACGGTAAACTTTTCATGACATTGAATTCTAATGATGGTGTACCATTTGAGGTATTTTCTCAGATAGGTAAATCTGGTCAGTGTGATTCAGCTTATTTAGAAGCTATTTCACGGCTTGTTTCTTTATGCCTGAGAAATAATATTATGCCTGAGACAATACATCAACAATTGAATGGCATTGTTTGTTGCCCTGTATGGAGCGAAGGAACTCAAGTTCATTCTGTTCCTGATGCTATTGCGTTAGGTCTTAAAACACATTTTATTGAGGGTCATGATGGCGCGTCTACTTCTTTAAATAGTGGTCTGGGGTTGGGTAGTACATGCCCAGAATGTGGTAGCACCACTGTATTTTCTGAGGGTTGTGTAACGTGTAATTCTTGTGGATGGTCTAAGTGTGGCTAGTTTTTTTTCTATATGGTAAAATTTAATTCACTACAGTAAAGGATAGGTTAGTAATAATGTCGATGTTAGGAAGCTCGTTACGTCAATTTGAGAAGCAGTATGTTTGTTCTAGGGATGATAAAGGCACTTGGAGAATAGTAGACCTGTGGCATAAAGAATTAGAGGGTGTGAATCTAGAAGATGATATTCCTGATACTCATCCAGCAATTAAGATTTTAACTGAGGGAGAATTTCTATCTTTGATAGATGAATCTAAACGGTTAGGTATGATGCAGAAAATGGAAGAGTCAGGTGATTTTTCTATTTCAGCAGATGCCTATGATTCTGTTTGTGAGGAACGAGATAATCTTAAAACTAAACTTGAAGTATTAGCTGAAACTCCTCAAACTCCTCAAAGTACTCAAAACCCTCAACGACCTATTTCGTCTGAAGACGATAGTTCAGAGTCGTTTAAACTCGCTAATAAGAAATTGGATACTTTATTGAAGCTATCTAGCCTTGGAACATTAAGCGATGATTTAACAAAAGCCGTCTTGCTTCTGGGTGGGAACACAGACTTGAATTCAAATACTAATTATAATTAAGGTAAACGTATGAAAATCACAGAGCTTTTACCTGAGCTACCTGGGGTTCTACAATATCAACAGAAATTAAGCGATTTAACTAATATCGTTGATTTGATGAAGGCTTCTCCTGACGGAAGCCCTGAAAAATATCGTGTCCCTTCTCTTGGTTTAGACCACGTAGTAAATCAATGGGTTAGACAGCAAATGGCTTACAGAATGAATCTTGTTCAAGATTTGTTCACTATTGCTATGACTGTAGAAGAAATTCGTGCGCCTATTAACCATATTATTGGAGAGGTGTTCAGAAGAGGTGTTCAGTGGAAGCCTAAATTTGCTGCAAAATGTGAGGCTTGTCAGTTAGAATTTCAAGATTATTTACAAGTTTGTTCTACTTGTCAGGGTGAAGTTGTAGAGCCTGATTTTTCTCAACGAACTACTCTTGAAGGATTTATGGCTGATGCAAATATCTTTGACCAATCCCTTGAAGAAGTTCTAAGACAATTTTGGTTTGACGTAAACGCTATTGATATTGGGTGGTTGTATATATCTAAAGAATATATTGAGGATGGGCCGAAGGATGTAAGGTCAAAACCTCTTGAAATACGTAGAATACACCCATCTTTGATTGAGTATGATTTAGACACTAACGGTCTTCCAAAAAACTCTCATTGGGTTTGTTTTATTCATCGAGAGGAGACTCATACAGAGGCTGGTGATTGTCCTGATTGTGGGAGAGAGTTAGTTGCGGCTATGTACAAGATGTATCGTTACGGTGGTTCTGCCAACTCTACTACATCGGGTATGTCTGTTGAAGGTAAGAATTTAACTTATCTCATAGATTCTGAAATTATAGCTTGTAGAAAATTTTATACCGATGAATTGTATGGTTGGTCACCAATTATGACCATCCTTGATAAAGCACTGACGTTGGTTGGTATGGATAAGAATCTGTATCGATATTTCTGGGAACGAAATATGCCAGCATCTATGATAATGGTGTTTACTGATGACCCAGAATCAATGCGCCGTGAAAGAGAACATATAGCTTCACGAATGAGACAAGACCCTAACTATATTCCTATGGTTGCTGTGTCTACTCGTCAAAGCCGTGGTAGAGTTGAGATGGTTCGTTTGTTCCATACGTTGCAAGAGATGGATTATCTTCCTGTTCGTAATGAGATACGGGAGAGGATTTCTTCTTTGTGGGGTGTGACACCAGCATGGCAAGGCGCACCAGAAGCATTTGGTGGGTTGAGTTCTAACACACAACAGTTGGCAGTTATGTCTCGTGTTGTTGAGCATGACCAACGCTTGATGGAACAAAAAGTATTCCCCAACATCCTAAAGGCGTTTGGTGTTACTGATTGGATATTTGAACTTCCGTCACCAGAAGAGAAGGCTGAAGCTACTAAAATTTCATTTGCTCAACAGAGAGTTAGTGTTGCCAATATGTTGTTCCAGATGGGATTTGATGTTAAATCACGGTCTTCTGGAGTTAGCGTGGATGACATTGACTTCTTGGTTTCTGGAGAAGCTAAAGCCCCTGACCAGATGGGCGGTATGGGAGGTATGATGGGTGGTGGAGAAGGTGGTGACATGGGCGGTATGATGGGTGGTGGTGGTGGAGAAGAACAAGGTGGTGGAGAAGAACAGGGTGGTGGGGGTATTTCCACACCAACTCTAGATTCTCTTGGCCTACAGCTAATGAAAAAGTCTGGTGGAGGTACGTGGAATGACCAACTCTTAAATAAAGGCTATGTAGCTCCATTAATTAAGGGTATCAGTGACGATGGAAAAATTGTCAGGTTTAATTCTGCTGGAGATGATTATGAGGCTACATTCATTAACGGTAATTTAATGCATATTGAGAAGTATCTTCATACGCATAAAGGACATCCACCACATGATGAAAATATCAAACATAATTTACCCGCTAATAGGAAGAGTCGAATTGATTCCTCTATGTATGACCCAGATGAACCAGAGGGTGTAGATGACAACGAACTCTTTGACCTATAGTGACTTATCTTTGTTACCTTATGAAGCGAAAATATGGATAGATGATTCCTTTGATAGGTCATTATATAATGTAGTTTGGGCTAATGACGAACCAGTTTCTTTGATTGTAACTGTGTTTCATTTAGGTGTATTTCATTTAAGTAAAGGTATAACTCTAGTTGAAATTCAACGCGAGTTAGCAGAGTGGCAGAGTAACGGTTATCCTGAAAGAACAGTTGAGTAACTAATTATTTTAAGCTAATTGGGATGGCGTATGCCACAAATTCATAGCATTCGTATTAATAACTCTAACTATAGGGTTGAGGTGGCAGATTCACCCCATCTCCATAGCCTTGGTCTGTCTTTTAGAACTCATCTCTCTTCTAATAGGGGGATGATTTTTGTTTTTCCAGATGAAACTAATCGTATTTTTCATATGAGGAATATGAAGTTCCCTCTAGATATTATTTTTATTGGGGCTGATAAACGAGTCAAATGGATTATTGAAAACGCTCAACCAGATAATGAACGTTTGGTTTCTTTGCGACCTTCTAAATATGTTTTAGAGGTTAATGCTGGGGATGTTAAGAAAAATAACATTCGTCTTCATTCAATGATGGACACATTAAATAACCCCTTACTAAAATCTTCTAACCAATGGATGCAAAAACAAGAGGGTGGTGATGGGGGTGACAGTGGTTTTTCTGGTACGGCGCATACATCAGAAGGTACTAATACTTTTACTCGTACATTCGGCCCAAGCAAAGATAATAAAAAACCTGTAAAGAAAAAGAATTGGGCAAAGCTTTTAACTACTTCCCCTGATGACAAGGATACAACTCTATCCATGCTAAATGAATGGGTAGAGAAACAAGAACGAGATATTCCTTCAGAGATGAGGGGAAGAGGGTTAGAGCCAAAGACAGGGGATTGGGAACATCCATATCGTTGGGTTCGTAGTATAGATTCTTCTACATTATCTCCACCTGAGAAGATACAGTCCATAATAGAATCCTCACCTGATTTGAAACATGTTTTAAGTAGTCTTTCTGAGGTCGGACAACCGTATTTAGTTGGCGGCTGTGTCAGAGACATTTTGATAGGTAAGGATTGTAAAGATTTTGATATTGAAATGTATGGAGTCCCACAGGATGAATTAGGGGAAATCATACAGAGTAAATTTGGTGGAAGTGCTGAACAAGTGGGGAAGCAATTCGGCGTGTTTAAGGTAGGGGATTTTGATATTTCTCTCCCACGAACTGAAACACAGACCGGGGATAAGCACACTGATTTTGATGTAGTATCAGACCACACTCTTGACCCTATGACTGCCGCAAGACGTAGAGATTTTACTATTAATGCGATGATGTATGACGTTAAAGAGGGGAAGATAATTGATTTCTTTGGCGGTGAAGAAGACCTTAATAATGGGTTGATTAAACATATTGATGATGAAACTTTTGTAGAAGACCCTTTGAGGGTTTATCGTGCAGCACAATTCGCTGCTAGATTTGGATTTGATATTGACCCATCTACTAAAGAATTAGCTTCTCAAATGGATTTATCTAATCTCCCTATAGAGAGGGTTAACGAAGAATTCACTAAGATGCTATTGAAGTCCGACAACCCTTCTATCGGTTTGGATGCTCTGGATGAGATGGGGGTGTTGAAGAGATACTTCCCAGAGATATCTGTTTTGGATGATACTCCGCAACGTGATGATTATCATGCAGAAGGAGATGTATTTATACATACCAAGATGGTGCTTGACCAGGCTTCTAATGTGATAAAGAGGTTCCCATCAGATAAAGAAAAACTTACTATCATGTTGGCCTCTCTGTGCCATGATTTTGGTAAACCTAATACTACTGAACATCATCCTGATGGGTCAGTTTCTCAACATGGTCATGAGGTAGCTGGTATAGACCCTACTAAAACATTCCTTTCTAAATTAACGAGAGAGGTTGACCTGATTGATGATGTTGAGTTTTTGGTTGAACATCATCTTTTACCACCAAATTATTATAGAGCCGAAACATCTGATGCTACATTCAGAAAGATAATTAATCGTTATGGTATGCGACGGTTAAAGTTGCTTGCCGCTGTTTCTGAGGCAGATATTCTTGGTCGTTTGAATCGGGCCGAAGATGGGGGAACAGAAGAACCTGATAATGATGCTACTGAATGGTTTAATTTGCGTTTGGATGAAGTAGCTGAAAAATCTAATCTGACCATCGAAGGAACTATTCAACCCTTAGTAACTGGTAGTGATTTAAAAGAATTAGGTTTTGAGGAGGGGAGAGAGTTAGGTGATATTCTTAGAGACATTAAATCACATCAAGAAACAGGTCAGATAGCTGATTCATCTGAAGCCATTGAATATGTAAAAGACAACTACTTGAGTAAGAGTCTTAATGATTTGGTAGATTGGCTATTTAAGGCTGTATCTGCTGAATCAATAGCGGAAGCAAAACGTAAGGGACTTGTTCCTCAATCTGGGGATTTGGAAAACCCCATACGTTGGGTACGTCCAAAAGATGCTGATGCGGTTGTTGAAGAACCCGATGCCCCACTAGTGTATTCTTATGATGATGTTAAACAGATAATCGAAGATAAATTCACTCTTACTTTTGATTTTGATGAACAGCAAAAGAAACATGGTGTATACGGGTCTAAAGATTCGGGAAATTATAGACTTTCATATGACCAAATTGAGGATATTAAGGAAGTTATAACTGGTTCCCTTGATGGTGGGGAAGATGGCCCTTCTCCAAATCATGTCTATCAAGGGTTTCATCTTCCAGCTAATGCTCAAGGAGCAAGGTTTGGAAGAAATACGGAAAGAGGTGGAAAGCGAACTATCCCTAAATGGCAATTAGATAGGTTTACAGGTAATCTTCAGTTAGAGTGGGATGAATCTCCCGGCGATGGCGATATGGCAACGAAAACAGGTGGTGAGTTTACTGGAGTTGCTGCTCATTGTGATGTAGAGTCGAATATAGTTATTTGGAGAACAAAACATCATGTTACATATGGACAAGAATATCCTTCTGTAAGACACCAACATCTTGCTGAAACTGTGGTACATGAGTTAGGTCATACTATTTTCTCCGATACTAGGGATACTCCTACGTGGGTTGTTGCTCACGTTAGAAATGCATATAACAAAGCCGTGGAAACTGAAAAAGGGTTTGTATCTAAATATTCTACTGTAAATCATGAAGAGTTCTTTGCTGAATGTTATAGACAATATATCGTAAATACCGATTTATTAGAACGGACTAATCCTGAGATGTTTGAGTTGCTGGAGATATTAAATCAAGCTGATTCAATTGAGTCTTTATCAAGACCACTTACTGAAGAAGAGTTTGATAAGTATGATGTGACAAATTTGTTCCCATCTATATTTGAGTCAGATGAGTTTTCTACGGCTTTCGGTAGATTGGAACAATGGATTGGTAGAGAACTAGAATACACAGGTGGTTTAGAGGGGGCAGACCTCGTTACACAACGAAACGGTGTTATAAAAACTGTTTCTACTAGTGTTCGTAATGCTATTGGTGTGGGACATACTAAAGAAGATTTGATGGGATACTTACAAAAAGAAGAAGAAGAACAAGAACAACTGAATCAAAGGATGAAAGAGTCTCAAGAAAAAATAGATGAGTTACCACAAGTAGTACGAGAAATGGTTGAAGAATGGGACTTTAAAACTTATGACGAACTTTATCCTAAAGTACGTTCAGTATATGAAGAAATAATTGATGGGGTTATTGCTAATTATTATCCAGAGTATGGAAATGTAGAACCTTGGATTTCTATGTATGGACGAAAAGATGTAGATATTAAAAAACAGTCTTCCCATACATTTAAACCAATGGAAAGAAAATACCCCGGTAAAATTGATGACCCAATAGATGTTGGTAATCCTATTGATGAAGAATCTATACGTGAAGCTTCAGAGTTTATTCGGGAGCAAAAAGAGAAACAATTTTTGGATGATGAGTCTCTAGAGAAAGCTGTCACTGTAGAATCCATTGCTTCTGCTAAAGGAAGAGGTCTTGTACCTAAAACTGGTAACTGGCAAAAGCCGGGGAGATGGGTAAGGCCAGAAGATGCCGATGCTCCTGTAGATGAGGATGAGGCATCCCTTGCTACTCAAAATGTATATACGGCTGATGAAATCGAGAAAAAGATTGAACCTACCCTTGGTGTAAATGGTTTTCCCGGTATAGGGAGAGGTAGACCCAAGGTGGGGGAAAATACTAAATATCATAGAGAAAAGGCTGCGGAGACTCTATCTAAAGGAAAGAACGTTCTTTTTAAAGCACTAGATGGTCTGGGTAAACCTAATCCTTTTGAAAATGGAGAACGTACACTCCCTAAATGGCAAATAGATAAACTTCAAACTATTTCCTTTGATTGGGAAGTTGAGGACGCAAAGGCTGCTGATGGTTTTACTGGTGAGGTTTTAGGTTCTGTTCATGTAGGAACAAAGCATATGTCTCTAAAGGGACTGAGAACTAAATTTCCTCAAACTATGGGGGGTATTGAACGAGTACTAAATCCTGAAACTGGCAAACTAGAAACGAAGCAGATTTCTGCATCCGTTTTCGCTAAAGAGCAAGAAGAATCTTTCATGAATACTATCATTCATGAACTTGGTCATTGTGTTGCTACTGACATTGTTGATGATATTCCGTATTGGTTTTGGTCACAAGTAGAAACTCAATATGGGGTGGCTAATGAAGATAGAGAGGGAGCGAGTGCGAAATTCCCCTCTGATTATTCTAAACGTAATATTTCAGAGTTCTTTGCAGAATGTTTTAAAACATACATGACGAATACAGAATTGCTTAGAGATATAAATCCTGCGATGTTTAAGTTGATGGAGATACTTAATTCAACTTCTCCAGATAATATGGAAGTTAGACCCTTAAATGAAGACGAAATCAAAGGAGATTTGAATCTTAGAGAACGTCCATTTTTTGTTGGTCAAGGATTTCAAAAGTATGTTCGGGCAGAATTAGTTACAGAGGCAATGCTAAAGAGTGTTGAAAAGGCGCAAGCGATATTAGATGATGAGATTCATTATCATCAAAAGGTAATTGAGGATAATACTGGTAATCCAGATGCTACATGGCACATAAAGAACTCTCTTAAAATGGTACAGGCTGAAAAATATAAGGTTAGGGAAGCTCAAAAAGAATTAGAGGAATGGGAAACTGAAACTTCAACACGGAGAAGAATTACTATAGGGAACATACAGAAAGCTATTGCTAGTGGCTTTATTCAAGATGATATTGAGAATGGTTTAATTCAATCTGAAGGGCAAAAAGGATATTTGAAACCTAGTGAAGAGAGTTTAGAAGAATTCAATCTTTGGGTTGCTGAAGAAATTAAGAAATATCCTACTTATGGAGAATCATATCCTTGGACTTCTATATCTCCAATGCTTGCGGAAAAGAAATTCAATGAGGCTGCTGGTATACATAAGCAAGATGATGATTTAACTGAAGAAGATTACGAAACTTATGTAGACATTTATGAGACTCCTACAGTCATTAGAGATGGTGAGGAAGTTTCTGACTCTATAACTGAAGAATCTGTTAATGAAGTGGGGGAACCGTTAGAGAAGGCTACTGATAGTAAACTCAATCGAAGAGAAGAGTTTGTTATAGACTCGACTGGATATGAACCTCTTTCTGGTACGTGGAAGAAGGTTTTTGTGGGTGGAGAACCTAAATGGATTAACGAGATGGGGGAGCATAAAGATTCCTCTGACTTCAAAGGGTTAAGTATTAAGAAACAGGAACCTCAAAAAGAACTTCAATCTAAACATATTGAAAAATCTCACTGTTTAGAATGCGGTTCTGATTGTGCTTGTGTAACCGATTTAGGTTGTGATTGTCCTCATGATTGTATTTGCCCAGATATCGTAGCCCTTGGTCAAGATGACGATAATCTTGTGTCATCTATGTCTATTCATAAACAGGTGACCGCTGAATCTGTTGCAGATGCTCGTAGTAAAGGTCTTGTTCCACAATCTGGAAATTGGGTGAAGCCTAGTAGATGGGTTCGGCCTGTATCGGATGTTCCAGAGAAGGTTACGGAACCTGTACCAGAAAAAGCTGTACCACCAAACAGACAAAATATGGATTTGCATAATGAATTATCTTCTTTTGCTGAAGAGCAAGGATTGAATTATAGTCTTGAATCAGATTATGTATCGGTAGATATTAGTAGGGCTAAAACTATAGCTGATGCATATGCGTCTATGGAACATGCTCCTAATGACCCTGAAGTGAAAGCGTCTTATAATGCTCTGTCTAATGAAACCAAATCTCAGTGGAATTATTTAGAGTCTATCGGTTATGTTATGGAGCCGTGGTCTGGAGAGGGTCAACCCTATAAAAATTCTAAAGAGATGGTGAATGATATTATTGATAATAAACATTTACATTTCTTTACAACAGATGATGGTTTTGGGAGTTTTGAGGATATTGCGGAAGACCATCCTTTATTGCATGATTCTGGAGTAGAGGTTAATGATACCCCATTAGTTTTTAATGATTTGTTTAGGGCCGTCCATGATGTTATCGGTCATAGTCGTGGTAACCAGTTCGGGGCTAAAGGTGAAGAAAATGCATGGGTAGAACATCAACAATTATATTCGCCTCTTGCTCGTAAAGCTATGACTACTGAGACTCGTGGTCAAAATTCTTGGGTCAACTTTGGCCCTCATTTGCGTAGTGACTCTGGAGATATGTTGAAGCCAGGTGACGCTAGTTATATTTCTCCACGAGATAGGAAATTTGCAGACCAGAAAGCTGGGCTTCTTCCAGAAGAATTTTTGCAGAAGATGCTCTTGAAATTATTGAGAAAACAAGTTTCTCTTTCTCATTGTTCGGATTGCAGTAGTGGTTGTGATTGTGTCTTGGAAGACCATACGTGCGAGTGCTATCACGATTGTACCTGTCCCGATAATTCATTGGGTAATAGTTCAGTAGATATTACTATTGATGTTGATTCATTGTGTTCATTTATGAATCTTCAAAAAGCTGTTGTTACTACTCCGATGAGTGAGGAGGGTAAATTCAATGCTAAAGGAGTTGAGACAGGAGATTCAGTTTGGATAACTGTTAATGCGGTTGATTCTCCATTGCGTGGTAGGCATATTCTTATTACCAAACGTCCTGATGGATTATTTGCCTTAACTGGTGGAGGTGGTCAATCTAAAGATGTTGATGCACGAAAACATATAGTTTTAACAGGAACTCCAAAGGAATCCAAACGGGATAAAGAACTTAAACAAGAGATTGTAGAGGCTGAGGAAGTCAATTCAGAAGTTATTGCAGAGAAACGTGGCATAGAACAAGAAGCTAGAGATAGCTTAAAGAGTGCCGCCGATTCTATGACTGAAGCATTAGGTATAAAAAAAGCTGATGCTAAAGAACTATTGGCTAAGAAGGATGAGGTTCAACGTCATGTTGAAAGTGTGCTAGGGGAAGAGTCTTCAGCCGAAGCAAAACGTATTACAGATACGATTATGCGACAAGCAACTCAGGCCAATAAGAAAATATCAACTGGTGTTCAACGTGAGCGTCAGTCAATTTTGGTTAAGATTGGTAGAAAGATTCGTTCTATGAAAGAGGGTGAGGGGAATGGAGAAGAAGAAAACACAATTATACCTGATACTATCATTCCTCAAGGAACGACTATAGAAGATGTAGTTGAATCTGATTCAGTGAATGTGGAAGTTCTGGATGAGGTTAATAAATCTCTACCTAACTTTGAACCTGTTTCTATACCGTTGCCTGACATTGCCGCAATATCAGAAATGACACCCTCAAAACAAGAGTCGGCTATTGCCAATCATTTTGATAAAGAAGTTGAGAAATTCTTTGAGGGTAAAGATGACGAACTTGCTGATGTAGATGAGGAAGATACAGTTCCTGAGAAAGAAGATGGAGAGGAAACCGTTACACTTGATTTAGGTAAGGAAGTTTCAGAACCCTTAGAGTTAAAATCTCAAGAGCAATTAGAAGAGGCTATTGAAAAAACTCGTGACTACTTTGAAAAGAGGAAGGCGGTTCAATTACAGGCAGACCAACTAAAGAAAGTTCCTCTTTCTGTAATAACTCCTTCTACGCTTTCAGATTTAAGAGATTCTATAGAAGCTATCGATGTCAGTATTGATGATGATGAGCTAGAAAAACTTACTAAAGATAATTTTGATAGTTGGACTGGAAATAATCAGTCCTTAGCCTTTTATGATGCTGTTGGAGAGTTTTGGAACGACAATACATCCTTAACCGAAGAGATTTCAGGTGCTGGAAGTAAAGTTCAATCCACAATGAAATTTCATATGGATTCTGGAGCCGCTACAGCATTAGCTGTTTTAGCGAAAGAACATTTGGGATTGAAGATTGATACACGTAAATTGATAGAGAAGGGAAATATTGAACTTGCGGCTGCTTCTGTAGCTTGGGCTATGCGAGATAAATATAAGAATGATTCATCAAAGTTAGATGAGGTCATAGATTCTATCCGTACCTCTAACTCTACCAATCTTAGCGATACTGAGAAGAAAACTTTGGAGAGACACGGAAATCTTTCTAAGCAGATGGAAGAAATACAGAAACAGAAAGAATCTGGTGAGTTATTAGATAAGGTTAAAATTTCAGAATTAGAGAGAAATAATCTGATAGAGCAACGTATTAATCTAGGTGTTTCATTAGGTTCCATGCAAGCATCCTCAACGTTGTTTGACCAGCTTGTTAAGGTGCGTACTGCTAAAGATAACGTTTTAACTTTGAATGCTGGAGAACATAGAAGAGATGCCGAAACTGTAGCAACGAATCTACGGTTGAAGGAAGGCTCTTATGATATTCAACCTACAGAGGAAGGCACTTGGAATGTTGTTCTTTCGTCTGACGGATTGGAAAAACATACTTCCCAAGAAAAAGACTTACAATCTAAGCACGATAAATATGACAAGATAAAGACTGATGATACTGGTTTGAGTGAAGATGATGATGGTAATATCATTGTCGATGATTTTGAAGTACCTTTTTGGAACGATAACTTTGTGGCAGAGGGGGAAGAAGATTCCTCTAAGAAGACCGATTATAAATGGAGAGCGGAACAGAGAAACGATATTAACTGGTTGTTAGCTACTACGGAGAAGTCTGGGGATAACCCAACAGGAGAGGGGGGTGGATTAATCACTCGTACTGTTGGTGCTGGTAAGACGAATACAGCACTTGGTTTCTTTGCCCATAAGATGTCTGAAAATCCAGACTATAAATCTATTGTGGCTGTACCTAAAGGCAGAGCGCAACAATGGTTTGATGAGGCGAATAGATTCATGTCGTTGCCCGAAGGGATGAGTATTCAATTGATTCCTGAAGGTGCAAGCAAGTCTGATGTTGATGATATTCTTTTGAACTCTGCTAAAGGCACTCTATTCATAACTGGTCATAGAGAACTTTCTCGCTCTCATGGAATGTTAGGGGAGATTCAAACGAATGCGGAACTAGGGGATAAGATAGGGAAATTTGGTGGTATCTGTATCGATGAACCACAGGAATTACAGTCACGGGGTCAGAGCGGTAATATGGGTGCGTTAGGAAGACGGTTGATGAAATTGCCGATTGACCATCGTGTTGGACTAACAGCTACCCCGGCCCGACGTTCTCCACTAGAAGTTTATGACTTGATTAAATGGTCATCTGGAGCAAAAGATATTGGGGCCAAGACCACATTCCAACGCACATTTGGTGGGTTTGGTTCTGGTACTAATGCTCAAGATACTGCTATACGAAAGGTATTCTACGAGACTATTGCACCGTATATTTCTGGTGACAGAATAACTCAACCTAACTTTAAGGTGAATTCTGATACTATAGGTATAACGAGAACCGATTCTCAAATTGAGAGACAGAAAGAGATTGAGTCCACACGAGATAAAACAATATCTACTCGTCAGCAAGAATTGATTTCGGAAGCTCAAGACAACCCTAATCATAGATTGAATAGAGGTTCTGGTCAGAATTTAAATTCTAGGGCCAAGAAAGAGGCCCGAAAGGAAGTTGAACTACAACACCAAGAAAATATGGATGGTGGGGATTGGCAGAATAATGGTAGGTTAGTTGCTTTGAAAGAACAGCTTGAAGGAGCTTCTAATAAAAAACACGTTGTATATATTGATAGTAAAACACAGCGAAACGCATTAACTTCTATGTTGAAGGATATGGGATACACACAAAATCAGATAAAGAATATTGCTTCAACTACCACATCTATTTCAGGAAAGGAAATGGCTGATAGAGTTAAAGCATTCCGAAAGGGAGATATACCTTTCATCATGATTGATAGCAAATCATCTAGTGGATATAATCTACAGAATGGTGACCAACTACATGTGATAGGAACTCCACCTGAAGCCGCTAACTATGTTCAGGCTCAGGGAAGAATAGCCAGAATGCCACGTAAGGGCGATGTAGATATAAAAACTTATAGGTATGATGACTCCCCAACTGAACAGGCACATTGGAATGATTTGGATGCTCAGATTAAACTACTCAGGGCAACTGCACCGGGACTGTTCAGGGGCCAGGATGAAGAGGGACTGTAATGCCACTATCTGATATGTCTGAGATGGAAGCCCAGATAGCTATCACAGATTTCAAGCTACGAAAGTTCTTGAAAGAACAGATGGGTTATCTAAAAGAGATTGAAGCAGAACTTGAATCTGAGGATTTAGAGGTTCAGCGAGAGATGGACTTGAATAATGCTAAGTC